CCCCCGCAAGCATCGGCTCATGGGCCGGAACCTACGGGTTGTCCGCTTGAAGGACGGCATCCCCGACAGTGACAATCAGATCTGGGTGCCTTTCACCACCGGCATTTTCGACCAGAACGATAAGATCGCCGATCCCGGCCGAGGAACCTCCTTGTCCCCCGGCTCAATCTTCGCCTTCCACTCACTCGGCAAGGTCGTCCACTGGAATGCCAAGTGATGACCGACCTCACCACCATCCAAGAGGCAGCCCAGTTCGTCCTTGACGACACCGGATGGACTAACGACAACGGCGACCGGGCCGACCTCTACCTGCGGGTCAGGACTGAGAACCTCACCGTTCTCCTCCGGGTCACCAGCGTCGGCGACAAGTTCCTCACGGGCACCGAGGTCCGCTTGGACAGCGACGACTTCGTGACTGCGGTTCTCAAGAACGACTCCTACCAGCACCACCTCATCGAACTTGATCTCGTCCGATGGGTGAAGGTCATCGCCCACGACCACAGGTACTTCGAGTTGACGACCGTCATGGAGGCCAAGTGATGAGCGAGATCATCACCTACTTCCCGAAGGTTGCCAAGTACGAGGCTCCCTGCCAGTTCTGCGGGGTCGAGGCGAACATCCTCTCTAAGAGCCGGGACGGCGAGTGGGTCACCACCTGCCAGACTTGCTTTGGCGAGAAGCAGGGCGTCGTTCCGATCGTGAGTCGTACCGGATCGGTAAGAAGGTTCGCCGAGGCGACTTCGGCTGGTAACGGCTGCAAGGGCACGAGCATCGTGTTCCGGTGCCTCAAGTGCTCGGATGAGTCCCACGACGCAGAGGTCGCCTACGTCAAGTCCAACAAGGGCAAATGGTACCTCGCAGATGTCTACGAGTCACAGGCCAACTTCCACGGCGACGGCGACGGTGAAGCCCGGTGGATCGCCAACTGGGCAGCCCACTACTCAACTTGCAACAAGGAGGCCAAGTGATGACCGACATACTGACCACCAAAGCCGGTCCAGTCGTAGGATTCGCACACGCCAACGGCAGGTCGTTCGAGATCCGCGAGGTATGGGCGTGCGCCTGCTCCGGCGACGGACACCCGATAGGCGAACCAAACGCCAAGTGCTTCCGAAAGGGCGGCGAGTACCGGCAAGACCTGTTTGAGTCAACGACAGGCAAGTGGGCTGGCTGGTGGGTTCCAGAGGACGACCGCGAGCAGTTGGTTAGGGACCACGGTTGGCAACAACTAGATGGCGACGGATTCCTCCTTCGCCCGCAGTTCGCGGAGGTCAAGTGATGACCGACGAGAGAGAGGAAAAGGAAGTGGACGAAACCGCAACGACCTGCGGTGGCTGTGGCCGACCGATTGTGCTGGACACGAAGTACGACACATGGAACTTTGTGGAAGAGACCGGGTGGTGCAGGGTCCATGACCCGTTGCATTACGTCAAGGACGCCGACGGTGGCGTGATCGGGGATCAGTCGCACTTCCCCGAAGGTTCGACACCGACGAAAGTGAACGAGTGGTGAGATCGACGAGTTCCAACCGACAACCAACAAGGAGAAAGAAATATGAAGGTCAATACCGTGTGGTCAATACAGAAGCAAGCCGACAAGATTCGGTACGGCGAACTAGAAGCAGCAGAAACATTGGCTGAACAGATCAACGGCTTTTGTTACAACGGCTCCGACCATTCCCGCGTCGCAGCATGGCAGAATGTCGCAGCCATTCTATGCGCTGAGATCGACCGGCTCACAGAAACCAACAACACAGCATCTGACACCGTTCAGGAAGCGTTGTACGGCTAATGGACAGAGATGCCGACTTCTGGGAAGTCATGTACCGGGCAGTTGTACGCCGCCTCGGAGAGATCGCCTACTCAGACGACATGAGCGACAAATATCAGCAACTCAAGTTTGAGGCAGTCACACGCGCCCACATCGACCCAACTGGCGAACTCCTTGTCGACGCTGACGAGGCTGAAAAGAAGTCGCTGCGCCCTAAGTTTTTCAAGTCTTACGAATGGAAATAGGAGGATCAGAAATGACCGCCAGCGAAATAGTCGAATCGGAAGCAACTGAACGACGGCTGACCATCGAAGGGCTGCGTGAACTAGCCCGCTTCATTGAAGATAACCCCGGCTTTCCTGTCGGGGAGGTTGTCATGAGCGTAGATTTGACTCTGCGCCCCGACGACATGCCGGACCCAGAAGATGGCGACGGGCTTCACGAAGAATGGGAGCCGTATCCGCATGAATTTCAGCGTCACGTTACCCCTAGCCTCAGTCGATGGGTTTGGGAAAAGCGCAACGGATGGCGCTGCTATTTTGGGTCGGGAGGCCGGGTTCACGCCAAATACTTTTGCCGCGACGAAGATTTCGCGGGTTTGTCTGACCCGGTTGCCTCTCCGTTCTAACCAGAACGGTTTGTATCGTTGAGAGGACACCTAGCACTAGTCCATTACTAGGCATACTCATTTTCGTTCGCGTTCATCAATCCGCCGGGTGGTTACTCAGAAACTCGGCGTAAGCCTCCGGCGAGTTCAACACAATCGTCACCCCACCCGATCCCCGCTCAGACGACCGGCCAAGGGTCACGCTGATTGCTCCGATAAGTGTGCCCACAGCGACCACTAGTCCGGTAATCGCCACGATCAGTTTTGTAGCAGTCCCCATTTGACTTCCTTTTGTCGCTTAGGCAGGCTGTCAGAGGCTTTCGTTTATGGCCTTGCAACGAGGGCAAGTAATACGCCAAGGCGCAGACAACATCTCAGCCAACAGTTTGGAACACTTCGCGCATCGAACAGCCGTTCGTGTCAGCCGATTCGCTTCCGGCTTGCGACCAAGTTCCCCGTAAGGATCTAAACGGTCTTTGTCACCGCGAAGTTGCACACCATCACCAGCCGTTCCCGCGTGTCGCGCTCCAGTGGAAACGGCGACTGCACTGCTTCAACCCGCTGATACAAGGTCGAAGTCAATGTGTCATTCGTGACCTGCTCTAACTGTTTCCAGATATCGACAATCAGCGACGATGCATCGGCGTAAGCGACTGAACGAACCAGCACTTGGATTCTAGGGTTCTCCATCGGAGCAACCGCATCAGGGCCAAGCGTGTGACTGGGAGGCGACCCGCCTGTTTCAAACAATGCGACACAAGCATCAGGGTCATCAGGTAGCCGCCCGTAAAACAGGTTTGTACCTGCCGTCAACGAAGTATCCGTAACAGACGAAACAAGGTATGTGCCGATGTCAGTCAGCAATGCCATTAGAGCAACCCTTCCCGTTTGATCGTGTCAACGATCGGCTTCGGCCATTCCGCTGTTCGCTGAAGAAACGGCTGCTCCAAATACTTAGCCTGCCCGCCTTTCGGATGGTTGTAGTCAAGGCGTTCATGTTGAATGATCGCATAGTTGATAGGTTTGCCGCCTGTCGTACCGCCGTAAGTGATTTCGACACGCGCCTGTTTGACTCCGGCTTTCTTCGGGCGGGTCACATCCATCGAAGCCCGCAGATTGCCTGTATCTACCGGCACAAGGTCCTGAGATTCATTGCCGATCTCTGTACCGATAATAAACAAGGCAGACCTGACAGCACGATCAAAGTCGTCGCCCACCTTGTCCAACAATGCTTTCATTTCAGGGATGCCGATAACACCGCCACTCTTAGAACCGCCGACATGCTTCTTGATAGCCACTGTTATCCCTTCCCGACATATGCGACGACAGCCACCTGACCCAGTTCGTCTTTGCGTGTCTCCACTTTGACAACTGGCCGTGTCCCCGACACAGGCGACGGCAAAGTCAACTGGTCTTCCGTGTCCAACGTCAGCGACGAATCAGGAATATAAACAACCCAGTCGATTACTGCTTCTTCGTTGATGGCACGGTCAGATGCTTCAGCACGTTTGATGTAGCAGTCATACGTTGTCGCATCCCCCGCATAGGATCGTTCACCGTAGGCATTGACAGTCGCCGTCGTCCGAATGTCAGCCGTATCTGGTGTCATCTGGACTTTCAGATCAGTCGAGAACTGGGCAGAAGGCTGAGCCATCAGGTATCTGCCCCTGAACCAAAGTTAGACACCACTGAATCAGCGTTGTCGCGGCGATCCGTAAACTGGCCTCTGCTAAAGAACGGCTGAACAATGTCAGAGTTGCCCTGATCGGTGTCCTTGTCAGCGATTGAAATACCGCCCGCATACGGAGTCGGCACGTTGCCTTCACGGGCAGCCAAGCCTTGAATCTCATCGGCCTGCAATCTGTACGAGGCAGCCTTCTGCGACATTGCCACAGAAAGGTCACCAACAGACTTGTCAGCCAACCGACTGAACTTCGACGCGATTGTAAGACAACACCGGTAGCCAGCGTCATACAACCCGGTTGTAGCCGCATCCGATCCGGTGACCTGATTATTCACCCATGCTATTTCTTCATCGGAAAGCAACTGGTCGTTCGTGTCAGTGTCCCCGGTCAGGAACCGGATTGCATCCCTAGCGTTTGCTGACGGGTCGCCGCCGTATGTCCAAGTCATCTCATCATTCCTCTGATCTCATCCACCAATCCTACGTCAATGTTGTTCTCCTGTGAACGGGAAAGGCCGGGACCATGCCGGGGTGACCCGGTGGCCCCGGCCTAACAGCCGTTCTATTCAGTTGTCAGAAGCGATTAGGCGACGACGTTGCTGAAGAAATAGCCGAGTGCGCTGGATACGATCTTGAAGTCCCATGCTGACTGAATCTCAATGCGGTCTGCCCGCAAGTGATCCAGACGGAAGCGTGAAACAGCAGTCGAAGTTCCGAGGCCACCGCCGACACCGGACCACACGAATGTGTAGCCAGCCGACGGAGTCATCAGACCTGCACTGGGAGCCACGTAGGCCAACAGCGCATCCTTGTCACCGATCTGAGCGTAGGACGCTGATGCGCCTTCCGCAGCGGAGTTGTGAACGCTAGACATGACCAGCAGCCGATCCACGCCAAGAACCTTGGCAATGAGATCAGGTGTGATCGAATCCGCACTGGTGTACTTGTACCGGTCCACGATGTCGCTGTGGTTCTTCAACTGGCTGAAGACCGCATACGACACAACCAAAGTATTGGCAATGTAGCCGGTGTTTGTCAGGATCGTGTTGATGCCTGTCTGAACGTCAGCGATGGGCGTCGAACCCGAAGCACTCCAAAGAGTGCTGGGGGTGCTGTCAGTGTCCCAGATGCTTGTAGCGAACGCACTGGTTGACCAGTCGCGCTCCTGACGAATCAGCATCTGCTGCGACAAGAACCGTGTGGCATCCATGTCAGGGTTCAGCGGGTTATCCGCGTTCTGCCTGACCTGATCGCCAATGTCCTTGTGTAGGGCATACACGTTGGTGCTGTAAGTCGCCGTTGACAGACCGTATCCGGTGCCAGCGGACTCTGTGCCGTCGGCTCGGATCTGTGCCTGATCGCGGTAGAAGTCGGCCTGTGTGTACGTGAAGTACTTGTCCGACTGTTTGTTGACGTTCACCACCGGGAAGGCGGTATTGGCAACAAAGTTGTTTGCGTCCTGCATGTACGCGACTGACAGGTTCGTCAGTACCGCATCTACGTGAACGTCGGATTGAGTGGGCTGTGGCATGTTTCAGTCCTCCTAAGCCGCTCGGCAGTTCGACGGGTTCAGGAACATCGTGAAAGTCTCGCCAGCGGAGGCAGCCTGAATGGCCTGCCCCATGACATACTGAGTCGTGTCCGAACCGGGTGTGATCCCGGCAGCCTGTGAATCGGCGCTTGTGCTGATCCATCTGCCTGCGGTGATCGTCCCGTCGGCTGACGCCTTCGAGACTCCGAAGATGCGAACCTCCGCAGCCTGCCCTGAAGTGGGCGTGTTCTGGAGGATACCGATCGGCAGGTCCGTGATCGCCGTACATACGTTCACCGTCGTGGCCGAGGCCAACTTGACGAAGTAATACTGGCTGCTCGACAGATCAGCGGCAGCAGTCAGCGTGCCGAGGTCGATACCGGGTGATTCGTAAGCCATATGTTAGGCCCCCTTTTCGCTGATGTACCGCTCGTACAAGTCTGGGCGCTGGTGAGCAACCTGAGAGATTGCCTTAGCCATCGAGTCTGCGCCGCCGTCTGCGACAAGAGTGTTTGCGAGACCTTCGATCTCACCCCACGCATTGTCGGATTCGGACGCGGTGTCGGTGCCCAGTTCTTTGAATGTTCCGGCTTCTTTCAGAGCGGTCGCAGTTGCAGAAAGAATCTTCTCAACTGTCTTCATCTCTTCGGATGCCTTGGTGCGGAGGGACTGCAACACAGGTGCGAACTCTGTCGGAGACAACTCCGGCAGGATCGCCCACTGGTGGGCAGCCTCGGTAGCCTTTTCAAGGTCCACCTGAGCGGTGAGTGCCTCATGGGCCTCCCGTGTCTCAGTCAGTTCCTTGCGGAGGCTGTCGAGTTCCTTCTGCACCGACGTATTATCTGGACCCGCGACCGACGCGGCCACAGGTTCTACGGCCAGTTCGGGAACCTCGTCTACGACAGTTTCCTCGTCGTCAACAATGCTCTCGTCTGACACGGAGTCTACGTGGAGGTCCACGTTATCTTCTCCTTCAGTGTCGGTTACGGATTCCTCGTCGGTTGCAGTGGTCTCGGTAAGTTCTTCAGATTTCATAACAATCCACCCTTCGT